CTTAGCGGCTAACAAATTTTTAGAGGCCAGTGGCCACCTCCGACTTTCGTCTAGTAGCGGAGAACCCGCTACCGGGAGAGAGTGTAAACTCTGTAACGCTTGTAGCCCTTCGTCCCGGGGAAGATCTTTGTAAGCTTCCCTGCGGAACACAGCATGCGCTCTGTAGAATCTTGAGCGTACACTGAGTAAAGGAGTGCTACATAGTCGCCGGCCAATCTCTTGAGCGATTTTCTCGGCTTTAACGAGAACGTCTCAAAAGTATAGCCGGCCCAACCGTACTCGCGCTTGTGAGGACGTAACGGAGGATGGGCACTCCAAAGGTGACCATCACCGTATCCATACGGGCCATAGATCATAAGGCTCGGATGAATAAACGTCTTTACAAGTTCGCAACCTTCACGATCATAGTTCATAAAATAGAAGTTATGAAGCGTGAATAAGGTCCGCGCGCTAACGCGTGCCTTCTGGTAGTACGGGCGAACAGAGGTACCAAGGTAATAGTCCTTCCCGCAAGATTCACGGAAAGGACCGTCGGCGAACGACTTCTCTCGATTTACGGTAAAGCCGCAAAAAGAAAGGAGACGCTCTACGCGCTGGGCATCGAGAGAAGAGCAGATTATATCATCTCCATAAACGGATATGATATCTCTGTGCTCGCTCGAGGCCCAGGTTAGAGCAAAAAAGAGAAGAGTCTCTAATGGGAATGTAAAGCCATTACCCATAGAGGAAAACTTCTGCAGTTCGCAAGCCACACCTTGGTACGTAACGAAGGTACTCCGAAAAGAGGTAAGTAGACTGAACCAATCATCTGGCAAAAGAAACTTAACAAGGGCGTATGATATAGTATCAGACGCCGATGACAAGTCTAATGTACAGAGGTGGTTATGAATACTACCTAGTCGGGCCAGCTCTTGATTACGACTTTGGTCGGATATGTCAATACCGACCAGTCTCAACCGTTGTGAGATAACCTCCCCAATTCCAAGTTGGTACATGGAAGTGAGGACAGGTTCTACGACGATCGAGCGGTAATTAAGGGCGTCCTTCGGTACAAACTCCAGACGACCATAACCAATCTCGACAATATCGTCGTGAAACTCTCCATCATCAGGAATAAAATCCTGAAGATGAGGATTCAGCGCGAAAATTGATTCGAGGTATGGAACGGTGTTTGGAGCACACTCGAAAGGCGGTACCAACTTGTAAGAAGGCACAGCCTTTATACGTTTTTCGGTCGTTGATGCTCCAGGTCCCAGACGAGGCAGAATTGCAGAAAAGGGCGGGCACCGTCCTAGGATATGAGCAATCTTTTCTTTAGCGCGGAACAATTCCGCACTAACGTCTGGAGGGATATAAAACCCACCAGATTGCCATAGCCTGAAGACAGCGTTCGTCTCCTTGCAATTCTCCTCGCTGGTTAGAAACTTTTTCCAAGCTTTGGCCTTTCGGTCGACCTTAAAGGTAGATCCGAGAGGTTCAAATTTCTTGAAAAAGCCAACTACTTGAGCGGCATGGATAAGATCCGAAGGATCTCCTCTATGCAGCCTTGGGTTGGGCCCGTAATTGAGCAAACCGTCAAAATCGCGATCGTCGATAAGACGAATGAGATCAGACGAGTACGCCCCAGAACGGGCAGCTTCGAACCTGGCGAACGTTTCGAGAACATGAAGAGATTCACGAGTCGAAAGCTCTTCGATCCAGCTTCCTCTGATAAGGGAAGACATAGGTCACCTCATAAAGGTAAAAGAGCATGCAGGAAATTAGGCGGGCATAATCTGACTATCGAACGCATCAGGGAGCGGCCCAGAAGTAGCGGCCGCGACACTGACGGGAACGTTATTCAGAATGTTCGCCATAATCATCCGTGCAAGACGGCGGGAAGCAATCGTAGAACGAGGGTGAGCAAAGCCGGTCAGTCGATACTGATCGCTGAATGCTACCTTCGGAGCTGCGGTGTACCCAGCCGAATTTTGACCCGAGATGGACTCCATAACCGGAACGTTCACAACGGCATCAATCTGCAGTACACCAGAAGGCAGCCTACGACTCGACAGAGTCGCAGAGATTTGCGCTTCGGTGGGAACCGTACTCAGCGTCTCACGCCAGCGAGCAGTAACGACTCCTTTATCGGAGTCTACGCCAGCGGCGGTAAGAGTATGAGAAACGGGGACTGCAGCACCGTCGAAGACGGTAATATTGGCTTGAGTTGCCATGGTATCACTCCTAAAGTTGAGGGAAAGTCGGAATTACCTTAGACGCTGGTGAGCTAAGGCCAAAGCGTTATAGATACGCGTTGGCGATAAGGCTTTATCAAGGGTCTTGACGGACGGCAATGGGACCTGAAGGGAAGAACTCCCAACAGTTCGATTGATCGTCTTAGAGAGACCAAGATATGTACCGAAAGGACAAATCTTATAAGCATCGAGGAGAATTTCCCCGAGAGACTCATAGGTGACTGTCTTCTCTGTACGAACCCAGCGGCCACGTAATTGGGGGACTACGTTGAGCACCTCGAGATACTCGCCTACCGGTACGAACCAGTCAATTACAAATGACCAGGGCGTAAGCTCCCACGCAACGGATGCTGGGTCAAGAAGACCAAGCGACCGAGGCGCAGAGAGTTCCTCCGTTAGAGTGTATTTCAGGCGAACAGAGTCAACACGCCTGTTGTTACAGGTGTAGTTGGTCGGTTCCGCAGAGCCATTCCAAGAAATACTATTCTTCGCAGTAACTACGAAAGATAGTGATTTTGGGGGCGCTGTGAGCTCTTCGTAGGCCTTCCAGGCTTCAAAAACGTCAGAAACAAAAGGAAGCCACCCGTACTGCATAGCGAGCCAAGCTCCTGAGATGTCACCGCTATCAACTCTACGACGTAGAGAGGATATGCGACGCTGTCCAGGGGCGAGGCCAACTAGCGATAGGGCCCTTCCAAACTGGCGTTTCTTTAAGGCTACAAGGCTAGAACTTAGAGCTCCGATTGTCGAAATCGTCTGATCTACTGTCTGCTTTCCCTGCGCAAGAAACGTTCCCATATTAAAACTATGGCGACGGATTTTGGCAGAGAGGCGAGAGAGGAGGACGAGTTCGTCGTTCGAAGTCCAAGTACTAGGCCGGGAGGTATTACAGTTGGCGAGGTATGCGACGTCGGCTTCTGTATAGAAACAGGCCTTGTCACATACCCAGTTTGGATAGGGATCCCAGCGACAGTTAATGTCACGGGGGCGAGAACCTTTGGATCGAAGACGGGAATACACACTCATAGAGTATGGATTATCCTTTATCGAACCGTTAAGGTACTTGCCATCCTGTCCGGACCAGGTCTTGGTGTAATAATAATCACCAGAGACGTCACCTTTTGTAATACTACCTGTAGTCATAAAGCCTCCTAGAGTCGTAAAAGACTCAAAAGAAAGGACCCCCGAGAGGGGG